GCGTAAAAAAGCATCCTACGGTAACTATCCATCTGGTGCGTGGGGAACCTTTAGGTCCACCGCTCCACACCCAGGAGAATGTAAAAGATATCACCCTTATCAATGGAACCCTTTTACTGGGGTAAAGAAGACATAATAAAAGCCTTTTTTACTTCAGTATATATATGTAATTTTTTAAGAGAGAATTTAGGGAGATTTTGTCGAGGATTTAGAGGAGCGACACAGCGACACCGACACACACGCCTCTCTACGTAATACTATAGAGAGTCGTGTCGAGGGAAAAATCGGGCGAATCAGTAGGTAATTGAAACTAGTTCCCGATCTCTTGTAACTGCTAAACCGAAGAGCCTCGGGGCGAAGTGCCCTGGGGGCGAAGTGCCCCAAGAGCCCGCACAAACCCTAGCCGAAGTGCCCGCCTAGGGTTTTGCTGGGAAGTGCCCGGGGAAGTGCCCCCGAAGAGCCCCCCGAAGAGCCGGGGGAAGTGCCCCCGAAGAGCCCCCGGAAGTGCCCCGAAGAGCCTCGGGGCGAAGTGCCCCCCGGGGCGAAGTGCCCCCGGGAAGTGCCCCCGAAGAGCCGGGGGAAGTGCCCCCGAAGAGCCCCCGGAAGTGCCTAGTTCAGGCAATTCGTGCTTGCCTGAAGCGAATTGACTAGATATATTTGCCTGAGTCATTTTGCACTTTTTTTTGCCTGAGTCATAAGCTCTTTAAGTACAATTTAATTTCAGTCACTGTCACATAAGCCACCCTAGCGAAGTGGGCATATAGTAGGGTTACTCCCCTAGAGGTACCAGGATCGAAACCCGAGTTGGTAGACTTAAGAAAAACGGTCAATATGGATTCAAATTCCATTACCAAACGGTCTAGAAATTGGACCTTCACTATACATGATCCTCAGGATCTGCCTGACTTTGTAACTAACAAGGTATTAGCTGAACTTTCAGCTGTAAAATACTATGTCATAGGTACCGAAACATGCCCTAATACTGGACGAAAACATTGGCAGGGATTCCTCCAAGCAGAGAATTCGATACGATTTGCCCAAGTCAAAAAGATACTCGTATGCGAACACACGAAGGCCCATATCGAAGTTGGAAAGACCTCAGCATGGTCAAACATGCTGTACTGTAAGAAAGGGGAACAATCTAAGGAAGAATGGGAGTCCTTACACGAGACTGGTCCGAATTACGGGAAAAACGCCCAAGTCCAAGAGAAGGGAGAAGCACCATCGAATCCGAAGCGAAAGGGGGATGCTGGTGGAGCCGCGACGAAAGCGAAGTGGCAGAACATAGTCCACCTGGCTAAGAAGGGAAGAATGGACGAGATCGCGGAAGAAGCACCACACGCCTATGTCCAATGCTACCGAACCTTGAAACAAATTGGAGCTGATAGTATGGTAGCTAAGGACTTAGAGAAAATGGATAACTACTGGTTCTATGGAAAGTCAGGGGTTGGAAAGTCTAAGTTAGCGAGAATGAGGTTCCCTGACTACTATGTGAAGAACTCAGTACTAGATGGAATGAAGTGGTGGGACGGGTATAGAGGTCAAGAGACAGTCATAGTGGAGGACATAAGTGAGTTCAGTCCTAAGTTCGTGGACTGCCTCAAGATATGGAGTGATGAATACCCGTTCATGGCTGAGTACAAGGGAGGGAGCTTCCTGATAAGACCTAAGAGGATAGTGGTAACCTCCCAGTATACCATAGAGGAAATATGGAAGGACGACAGGACCAGGGATGCGATGAACAGGAGGTTCCAGAGCATCGAAGTGAGACCCTGGCAAGAACGAGTCGAAAGGGGGGAGATAGTAATAGATGAGAGTGACCTAAGTGAGCATGAGAGAAATGAGAGAGAGAGAGCAGCTAGAAGAGATGAGAAGGAAGAAGAAAGTGAGTATGAAGTGGATATAGATGAAGAATTGTAATAAAAATAAAGATTCAATTCTTTTTTTATTAATAAAGAGCTTGAGGATAAGGAACTTGCGCAATACGCCATTGACAAGCAGTATATGCGATATTAGCATCAAGAGTTAACTTGACACTTGGATTATTATTAGGAGTAGGAATGAGAGATCCTCCAGGTACATTGACAATACCTTGGATAATATGTTTTTGACGAACAGTATCAGCACGATAATCCATAAATACAACAAAAGGAGTAGCATTAGCATCACCATCACCTTGAGAAGTTGTATAAGTAACATTTGTACTAGCAGAAGCAGTAGCAAATTCAATTTGAATAAAGTAGCTAACACCAAATGCGTATATAGGCCAATGAATAATAGTAGTAAGAGAATCATTGTCTACCCATAATTCTTGAGATGGACCTCGTCCAGTCCAAGAAATTGAGTTCATAGGATTAGGAGTATTTGGAAAAGGAAGAAGACCAACATAAGTAGAAGAAGCATTAACAGATGCACCAGCATATATTGTTTCGAAAAAATCATTAGCAAGACCAAGACTTTGAAACAGCTTGGGCTTAAGTAAACAAATCTGATAAGTTACCCATAGTTGACCTATGTTAACTTTTGCACCTTGAAAGCCAGTAGTAGCAAGATAGAATTTACCAAGTTGAAGAAAACGCCTATCACCATCAGCAGATAAAGATATATTCTTGGTTTGGGTAAAGAAAGTAGAAATAGCGCCTTGATGAGGATCACATTCAATCATATGTATAATATCTTCAGAAGGACGACCAGAAGTAGAGTACTCATAAGACATCATCTCCGCAGCAGTTTTGAAGTCACCATTATAAGGATTGTACTGCGTAGCCATAATAACAGTACCAAGAGCAGTATTTGTACTATTTAAAGCATCAGCAGAAGTACTTTTAAAAGCAAAAAGTATGCCTTGTGGTTTCCACTGCTCATAATTAACAGCTATTTGAGCTAACCATTCCCAAGTACGAGCAGTACCAGGATTGATAACAAAATCCTGTATAGAAAATGCACCAGGAGTTGCAGAAGTAATAACATCACCTAGATATTCTCGGTGGCTTATGACTAAGCCTCCTTCAACATCAGAGGGATTGGAGACTTGAGGGACTTGTCCCATCAGGACATTAGAACGCACATGGTAGGCACCGAAGCCTGTAATTTCTTTAATTTTAGTACCAAGTGCATAACCAAAATTATAAGCAGGAACAGCTAATTGGAGTTGCCCACTATAAGTGGCAGCACCAACGCCGAGACCGCCCAACAAATGCGGAAGCCAAGGAGAACTCTGACCTGAAACTCTTCGTCTTTTATAAGAAGACATTTATTAACGACGATATGACCTAAAACGCCGACGGTAAAAAGACCTAAAGCGGCGGGGACGACGACGATAGGATCGTGAATAGGACCGCCTACGAAATCTGGACCTTCTACGGCCAGTGTAGCGACGAGAAAATGAGACCTTGGCCAAAGTTCGGTAACTTTTCTTAGCCTTCCATTTTCGCAGAAAACGAATCTTTAGGCGAAGCAAATTGGGGTTGATTTGAAATATGGAAAGTAGTGAGGCCTTTTTGATACACCAATAATAGAATTTTGACATAGGGTACAGAGCTCCTTTAATATGAGACTCTGTGACATCACGAATTTGCGATGCGCACCATGCAGGACGCATCTTTTTATCAAGGCCTTTATATTCTGCATAATAAGGTTGCAATGAAGACTTCACTGCCTTATACACTTGTTTAACGGACATCTTTGTATATGTCCTAGGAGTGGACTCCATAGGAGGTGGAGCAGACATAGGTGGAGGAGGAGGTGGAACGAAAGGTTCGTCTACTATAATATCCTCCTCTTCAGGTTCAGTATCTGGATAAGGAGGAACAGAGAAGTTAAAATGAGATAATAAGCTTGTACCTGCCTCAATTAATGAACTCGAAGGTCTAGGACGCTTTCGAGAAGGAAAAGGAACAAGCGACATGAAAAGAATGACCACTGGACACAGGTTTGTTTTTCAGTGAAATATAAGAGCTAACAATTTCAGTGACATTTAGGTGAAGTTTCACTGAAAGCTTAAAGTGTCAACTAGAGGTGCAGTTGACCACTTTCAAAATGGACACAGAAGAAGGAAATAACGAACAAACAGTTATGTCGAGCGACCTTGAGGTAATCAGAAAAGCACTTCACGATATTGACATGAAATTATCTTCAATTGTAAAACAAATTGAAAATATTGAATTAGCGCTCGACGACACACCACCTACAGAGGATGAACTATCAGAAGAAGAAGAACCTCCGTG